TTAAAACAGATCAAAGTAAGTAGGATTTTTACAAGTTTTTATGCTGCAGATATGAAAATAAAAAAGAGATTGAGACATTTTAACTATATAAAGATTTATTTTTTGTTTTATTGAGTTTTCATAATTCTGTAATGCACCGTCCGCTTGACTGATCAACTCCATTGCTGCTGCAACTGGAATTTTCCCAAAAATATTTTTAATCACATTTGAGCGTTGTGCGGTTCCCATTTTGTCTGTTTTCTTTTTAATATCCGCCAAAATTTCTGGAATTTGACGCATATTTCCTTTTGCATCTTGTACTTGTACACCTAGCTTTTTCAATTGTTTATTATTGATCATGTTCAGACCAATATTTTGCAATGCTGTCCCCGCTGATGAACCTTTAATACCGACGTTACCAAGCAAGCCTGCCATAGCGGCTGAACTCTCAAAAGATTGACCGAGGGATGTCATAATCGGTCCACCTTCTTTCATCGTTTCATATAACGTTTCAAGTGAAGTGTTCGATGTTGTGAATGTGAGTGTTAATACATCTGCAACTCTTCCCATTTCCGATGCTGGAATTTTAAAACCAGATGAAATGTCAGATGCAACATCTGAAACACGAGCTAAATCAACACCCGATGCTAACGCTGTATTTAAGACTGATTTCAATGATGCTTGAATTTGTTCTGGTGTAAAACCCGCCATTGCAAGATAACCTTGCGCGTCTGCCACTTCTGATGATGAAAATGCGGTTGTTGCTCCCAAATTGATAGCTTGATCTCTTAATGCTCTGATTGTTTCTGCATCTTTTACATTATCTAGTCTTGTCAATGCTTGCACTTTTGAGAATGATTTTTCAAACTCCATCGCTGGCTTTAACATTGCCACTTCTGCACCAAGAATTGCACCGCTTGCAATTCCCGCTTTCATTGCGCCACCCGCCATTTTGTCACGCATTGATAATGTTTTGTCGTAGCTTGAGCGGGCTTTGTTAAGTCGTGCTTGTGTGTCTGCGTTGCGTTTTAACTGTCGATTTTGTTCTGTTAATGCTCTGTTTGCTGACTTGATTTTTTCATTCAGCATTGCGTTAGCACTGCCAAGATTACGCGTGCTGATGCCGTATTTATCAAGTGTTGTTTTTGTTTCGTTGACTTTGCGCTGTAAATTTGTTTTTTCATTCTTCAATGCTTTCACGCGTGCTTGTGCTTGTTGCATTTCCTTTCGCATTTTTGCCGTTGGCGTGGCAAGCTGTGCAAATTTCGCAGACAGTTTTTGCGCTTCGTTCTGTGCTTTTGCTAATTCTGCGTTATTTATTGCAACCGACTTTTTCAATGCTTGAAAATTTGCAATGACTTTTTTTTGATTTTCTAACGCTTTTAAATTCTTTTTTGCATTCGCAATGTTTTGCGCTAACTTTTTGTTAGTTGCAATAATGCTTTTAAATGGGGCGGTTGCTTTATCAAGTGCCGAAAGCGTGACTTTTAACTCTAAATTGTTCGACATAATGAAAACCTTTCTTAATTAATCGCTATTTGTTCAATGATTAAATTTTCAATCATCTGCAGATCTTGTTGAGAAAAACCGAGCAATTCACGCTGTGCATAGCGCACACTTAATCCTGTTCTCACTTCTGAACTCAAACCGTATTGATGCACTTTGGCAATATGTGCAGCGTTACCAACGAAACCAATACTCACTTGATTGCCGTTAGTTTTGACTTTTAAAAATCTTGCTGTTTTTAACTTCGCAAACATGGCTTTGCGCTTAATACGACCCTTTTTCTTTCTCAAATTCTTTTGCGGCTTGCGTGGTGCAAACGGTGTTCCGTCGGGGTTTTGTTGCGCTGTGATGCGGTTGCGTTGACTTTGTGCAAGGTTCTGCCCGATTTTACGCGCAAGTTCTCGCTGTGCTGTTGGTGAAAGATTGTTTAAAAGTGCGGTGAGCTTTGAATTAAATTTGTCAATCGTTGCCATAAATTTTCTCGCGATCAAAAATCACACTGTCTTCCAGTATCACTTTTAACTCTTCTGCAGTGAGTTCGCTTTCTGTGTTCCACGTTGGTTCTGTCGCATACTTCAAATTAATCTCGCCATTTTCCCCGCTTTTTTGCACAACTCTTTCTGTGAGTTTAATTTCAAGTGATAAATCTAGCGTATTGTTGTTATTAAAATCCGTGACGAATTTAAACGCCCCTTCTCTGCGCTGTGGGTTCTCGAAGATTTCAGGCTGATTCACTTTCAAATACGCCAGCAAGGGCACAATGATTTTTGCGATGTCTTCGGCATAATCTGTGATGATCACATTGAGCGTGTATTGATATTCAAAACTCAACGATTGCGCACCCGTGCTGATGATTTGCCCCTGATCAATAAAGACTTGCAACAAATCAGGATTAGTCTTAAACGCGGGGTTTGATTGCTCAATCACGTTTCTGATTTGATTCGGTTTTTTCATCGTCTATACACTCGCTGTTTTTTCTCAAAAATTGTCTGACAGGTTACACACCGGAAAACACCTAAAATTGTCAATCTGCGTATTTCTGGAATTTCTTCCCCGCAGTCTTCACAGAAAAACGCACTCGCACGTGTTGATGTTGTTCTGTTTTGTATTGCGAGATCGCGTTGCATTTGTTCCAGTTCTTGTGCTTTGTCGAATCTATCCATTTTTTACTTCTCTTTTTTATTGAAATCGTCAATGCATTGTTTTAATGCGTTATTTTCTAACAAGCAGAATTGCAACATATTGTGCGTTTTTAGCAGTGCTTGTGCTAAGTCTTTGTTCGTGTGAATATACAGATTTACATTACCGCACGTTGCTGTTTGCGGGCAAAGAATTGGCGTTTTGATTTGTTTTGTTGAGCAAGCGTTTAACGTCATCAGGCACAAGCTGATTACTCCAATTTTGATTGTTTTCAATAGCATTGTTTAACTCTCTTTCTGTGTGTTCGTTTGCTTGTTGCAGTGTCCTCACTTCGTTAAAAAGTGCGGTCTGTTTTTGTGAAAATTCATCAATCTTGTGATTTAGTGCGATGTAGTTCGCTTGCCACATTTCCGTTTTCAATTTCTCTGTTTTTGCTTTTGCATAGAAGTGAAAAGCTAGTGTTGACGTGGTGACAATCGCAATGAGCAGTGCGAGAAATACCCCACCTAAAATCATTTTTAGTTTTGCGTTTACGGCGTTAAACATAGTTGACGTTCCTTTTCTCTGCGAATTTCTAAGCCTTTCAGTTTCTGACCGCCAGCATATACCCACCTTAAAAACTGATCGCACATTTGCGGTGTGTAGCCTTGTTTTGCCATTCTGAATAATGTTGATTTCTGCATTTTCCCGCAGCCAACATTGAATGTGATTGATGTTAGGGCCTCAAATGCGCCTTGTGGTAGCTGTTTGCCTTTTGCGTGTGTGTTTACGCACTTTTCTGCTTGTTTTATTCCCTCTTTGAATAAGTAAGCGATTTCTTCGAGCGTGTAGATTTTGTTTCTGTCTATTTTCTCAACTGCGTTTGTTGTTCCAATGCCAACAGTCAAAACGTCCGCGGGGCATTGATATGGTTTTGTGTAGCAACCCTCTGCATTGCCGATGATTTCCATTCCACGTTGCGTTGTGCGGATCTCATCACCATAATTAATTGCAACAAGTGCAATGACTGTTAAAACACTGCACGCATATCTGATGTATTTTTTAATTGTCATCTAAACTTACCCCAATTTTTTTTGCTTTTAGTTCTAGCTCTTTCATTTTGTAATGCTTGTTCACAAAGAATGTGCCGATTGCGAGAATAATGCCGACAATCGTCGCTAAAATACTGAATATGTTTGATACATCTTGCAGTGATAATCCGATCCCAGATAAGAAAGAGCTTAATGATCCCATATATGAGCTTGCGCCCGCTAAGTCGTTTTTAACCATTTTTAATCCCTTAATCCCAAAGTTTTAATGAATCTTTTTTGATTGTTTGTTGTTGTTTTTTTGGTAAAACCACTGCAGTACCAATTTCCAGCACTGGTTGATTTGCTAGATTTGGATTGAGTATCAATGTTTCTTCCAATAATCCGTTACTTGTGCCGATGTGACGAAAAATCACTGCATCTAGCGTGTCGTTTTGTTCTGCGTAAACTTGCATTAGATCAACTCCGTAGTGATACGTCTGCGCCCGAGAATGTCGTTAATTGCAAAACGTGCATCACGTCTAATCTGATTTATGCTTTCTTGCAATAATTCCATTTTCTTTTCACCGTCGTTTGTTGTGTCATAACTTACATAGCGTTCGTATAAATTCGCTAGTGCTAAGCAATAGACCGCCCGTTTATAGCGATAAACAAGCACAGATTGATTGCCAATCATTCCACTTGGCATTTCTGCAAGCGTGGTGTGTGTAGCTGATTGCTTGAAGTTGTTCAATTCATCATTCACGGATGCGACTGCTTCAAATAACGCTTCTTTTAATCTGTCTATTGTTACCGTTCCGTCTAGTCGTGATGCGTTTCTAAATTCGCTGATCACAATGTTCGGGAAAAACTCATCATTTTGTATGAATTCTTCATTTTGTTTGTCTCGTTCAACTGCTTGTTGCACTGACTTCATGTCGTAGTCGTGTGCGATTTTTATTGAGATTGTGCCGTCACTCATTTTCTTCTCGTATAAAAAAAGCTGGGTGAGGATTGAAGAAGAAAGTGCGGTTAAACCGTAAATTCTCTAATCCGCCCAGCTGGCGTTGCGCTTTGCTCGGTTTAGTTGGTGTCTTCGTTAGATTGTTTGTCTAACTCTTTGCGTAGTTTTTCAACTAAGCCTTTTACACCAACGTTTAAATCTAACTCTAATGCACGTTCTAGGGCGACTAATGCCTGCTCTTTGTTGCTTTCAAGTTGCAGTGTGCCGATTTCGCGCATTAAGCGTGCGCGTGATTGATCCGGCATATCTTCCTCTCGCACGAGTTCTTCAACACGTGTGAGATAAGCAAGCTCAAATGGTTTGTTTGCTGTGCGTGCGATTTTTGCCGCATCTGCAAATTCTTCTGCAAGCAACGTGCCAAGCGTGCGTGTGAATGGTTCAGGCAAAACGAGTTGCTGATGTAGTGCATACTCCGCAATCTGTAATGCGAGATGATATTCAGCACAGTCAATCGACCAAACAAGCCATGTCATCAATACGTTGTCTTGTTTACCGTTTCCCGTTTTGAGCACACCTTCAATCCACGGAATAAATTCTTGTAAGATTGAACGCTTATACTCTGCTTTCAATTCAGTTGATTGAATTTCTTTTAAATTTTTCTGATGACGAGCGAGTAAAAACATCATTTTCTCGTACTCGTCATAGTTTTCTAATTGCTCATCGTCTGCCGCACTGGCTTGTTGTGCGGCGACATTCATCACGTGAATTTGAGCGGGTGATAATCTCGCCATAAATTACCCCGCTGCATCTTCAAATGTGATGTTTTCGATTAATGCCGCGCAATCGTAATCTTCAACTTTAAAGTCGATGTTTTGAGACAAGTAGTCTTCAATGCGATTGCGTTTCGGGTTGTTTTGAATGAAACGACGTGTTGCACCCTCTTGGAAATAAATTGATAAGTTATCCAAGCGAGTGATCAAAATTGCGTTTTTCGGGAAAAACGGCACACGAATCGCTTTTAATCCGCCGATTTGTTTTTGAGATACTAACACTTGACCAGCTAGCTGTTCAGTTGCTTTGTCTGCACCGTTCACGATATTGAAATATTTATCGTTTAAGATGCCACGGCCACAAATTGCGACTAATTCAGTGTCATCTTGATACACTTCGCTGATTAAGTTATCAACTGCATCAATGACTAATGCATCAACGTTTTCATAACCCTTGCCCGCATTTTTGCCAGTGCCTTGACCTTTACCGACTTTCACTTTGTTATCAGTGCTTGCACCGTTCATCACGCCTTTTGAATGCTCATCACGCATTTGTTGCAACCAGCCTTTTTTGACATCTTGCAATAATGTGTTGCTTGATGGTTGCGATGTTGCTACACGACTTGTGCCGTTAAAGCCCATCATAATCAAGTTTAATGCAATAGTTTTTTGGGTTTGACTTGCTAATTTTGCTTGAAAATCTGGGAATTTAGCCCACGCATCAAGCGTCGCCCATTTCACGTGTGTGTCAAAGTCTACTTGCTCACATTTGTACTTGCGTGAGTCAAGTTTTAACACGTCTTTTGTTTCACGATCTTTACTGTCAGTGTTTGTTGTGCTTGCGATTGCTTGAGCCACGCCCAAACCAATCATTTCGCCTTCCATTTGCTCAACATTCACTGTGTTAATCATGCCGAGAAACGCAGAACTAGCGATGACCTTTTCTTTTAGTTTTTGCTCAACTGTTGGTTGAACTGTAAAGCCTTCTTTTACGTCATCTACACCAATTTCATTTAATTGTGCAACACGAGCAACGTAAGCGTTATAGAGTTGTTTTGTTTGATTACGCATATTGTTCTACCTTTCTTAACAATCAGTTAAATATTCTTTACCTTCCGCACCAGTGATTTGCGGGCGTGAGGTGTATGTTTGTTCCGGCTGTTTTGCCAGCTCTGCAAATTTCTGCTCTAACGCTTTCACTGTGTTTTCTAAATCAGTGAATTTTTCGCAGTGTTTTTCTAAATCTGCAGAAAGTTCGGTTGTTTTTTCTGACGTTTCTTTGCAGTTTTCACCGAGTAGCTCAATGGCTTGTTGGTGATCTGTGAAACGTTCATCATCTGTTTTTGCTTTCTTCGCAAATAACGCTTTGACTTTTTCAAACACGCTGAAACCTTGTTTTTCTTTCATTTCTTCAAATTCAATTTCCGTTTCTACTGCTGCAGTGAATAAGTTTTCTGCTTTTTGCTTGCGTGAAGTAAACGGATTTTCTTTTGCTTGAGATGCAAATTTCAGCATTTCAGTGCCAAGGCTTGCGGGTTCGTCAGTGACTGCCAAGCCGACAAGATAAGCTTCGCCAGTGTCTGAAAAGTTCGGGTCAACTTCGATTGATGTGTAAACTTTTTGACGATCTTTGTTGAGTTTGATTAAGTCGTCAGTTGGGTCAATCTGTGCTAATAACTGCAGTTTGCCGTCTTCGGTTTCTTGTGTTTTGAGTGCGATTACGTCGCCATAAGCTTTTGAGTGAGCAAAATCATCCCAGTAAATGCGGGTTTTGTAATGTTCTAAATTAATGCGTGCGCCATATGTTTTTGGATTGTAGTTTTTCGCCATTTGCTCAATCCAAACTCGATTGATTGTGCGGCCGTCAGTTGTTGCCCCTTCTGTTGCGACAACGAACCATTTCGATTGTGTTTTTTTATCGCCCATAGCTTTTCCCATTTCGGTTTTCTGTTCAAATTGCCACAATGTTGAATGTTTTATTTTTACCGGTCTATTTGTTCAAATTGTGAAAACATTTCTCACAAAATCATTATGAATCAAAGTATTAGCTTTCTTCTTATGATGCCTGTATTGAAAATGAGGGCGTTATGCAAGAACAAGAAGAAAACATTGAAATCATTGTAAAACCTGAAATTGACCTAAAACGAAAGGCGCAAGTGATGTATTTTGGCGGGTTTGACATCCTCCCCTGCCTAAAGGCAGGGGATTCCTACTAG